TTCTGCGCAACTTTGGTTTTAACGTTTAATCATGGCTGAAGAAAAGAAGAAACCTAAAAAGTGGATTCAAGGTATGGACATGAAGGAGGGCGCCTTCACGGCCAAAGCCAAGAAAAAAGGGATTACCACTGCACAACTTCAGGAAAACGTTTTGGCCAATCCTGAAAAGTATGATGAAAAAACGGTAAAACAAGCCAATCTTCGCAAAACGTTAGTAGGCTTGCATCAGAAAAAGAAAAGTAAAAAAGAAAGCTAATGGCTAAAGACGCCAGATTAGACCTTGGCCGTTACGTTCAAAATCCTTTTGATAAAGGCGGCCAGGTTGCAAAGCGTTTAGATTTCAGTGACTTGTTTCAGGCAAAACCTGAGACAGGTGAATATCCTTGGAACCCATCTAGATTTACTGAACGTGACCTATTAAAGCGCATGATGACGCGCAAGGTTACGTTAAATCCCTCATTAAGTTTTACGCCTAATACTCCGTTCTTTGATGGCAATGAAGGAGTAACAGAAGCTTATGACATGTTTGGTCTGGGACGGTTTAATCGCCCAGAAGACTATGACTTTGATGAAGGTCGCGCACGTACAATGCAGCGACCGCAGGATCAACCAGATTTCAATCCATCTTGGATAGAGGCTTATAAGTTAAGTCCAACCATGGATCCCGCCAAGGCAGCTAAAAATCCAATGCCTCGTTTAAGGAATCCTGATCCACGCGGTTTTCTCATGGGCATGGCTGAACGACGCGCAGAGAGCGAAGCAGAAGATAAACCTTCGATTTCTGAGCTTTTAGAACGCAAGAATTTAGTGCAAGAAGAACAAAAAACCACAGAAGAACGTCAAGGGGAAACAACTGCCAACGAAAACGAAACGCAAACCAATATTCCCCCTGGGGCCTCTTAAGCTAACCCTCGATAGAATAAGTAAAAAGTTGAAATAATATGGCAAATCTTCTAAGCCGACTTGCAAATATTGCTAAACGCAATCCTGATGTTGCGACGCAAGTTGGTGCAGGAAGCGCTCTTGCTGGCGGCTTTGGCTTGCTCTCTGGCAGTGTTCCAGCAGCGGCTGCGTATGGTGCAGCTGATTTTCTTGCTGCTTACCCAGCTACTCTTGCAGCCCGTAAACTTGGACAAAAATATATCACTCAACCTGTAAAACTTTTAGGAAAAGAAATTAGCCCACAGACGCTCCGTGGTGCAGTAGAAACAACTGCAAATTTAGGTTCTTCAATTGCCGCACCGTTTGCCGTTGATGCAGCCTTTGGTCGTTACCTTTATCCAGAACCAACTGTTCAATCACAAGGTCAACAGATCATGCAAGAAATGCAGCAACGTGCTGCAGTTAATCAACTTGAAGGACCGCAAGCTGTCGCTCCTGGGACTCAATTCCAGATGCAAGGCCTTGAGCATACCTTCCTAAGAAACTATGTCAAACCACAAAACTACATGAGCAGTTTGATGCCAGGTTATGACGAAACCCTGGCGCAACTGCGTAGTCCTTTGGGGGCACAATGAATTTATTTCAATCTCTCCAACAAGTTGGCCAAGATATCAAACAAGGCTATAAAACAGCTGACGTTACGCAGCGTCAAATGTTTGCCAAGGCTCAGAAAGAAGGCCTGGGTTACGGAGAAAGTATTTTAGACCCAGGTTTTAAAAAGGCTATTGCCGCAAAAGGTATTACGGCACGTCAAACACCAGCTCAATTTGCTGGCGCATACCTTTCACGTACTCTTATTGATTTAGCCAACGACGGTACGCGTACTTATTGGTGGCGTTGGAATCATCCCTTAGCAGTTGCCCAACGTGTTGTTGGTTTAGCTGTTGATCCTTCTGTTATTAAATCTCCTACTGCCAGGGCTGTTACTGCACTTGGCATTGCAACACCCGCCATTGCAGTTGCCGGTACGTACGACATTACAAACCCAGAAGAAGCTTTTCGTCCCACGGGCTTTGCTCAGACATATTCACCCAAAGGTGCAGAAGATCGCAGGCAAACTGCTCAGCCAACACAAGAGTTGTTTGAACGTTTCTTCCTGGGACGTACAGGAGATCCGCTTAAGTACGCAACAGCCAAACAAGAAATTCCAAACTTAACGCCAGAGCGTTATGCAAACTACATGAATTTTCTTTACCAAGAAAAAGGTTTGCTTGGTCTTGGCGTTGTCAAAGGAACCATGGAAAATCTTCAGGGTTATCCGGAAGCTCGTGTCCTTGGTTATCCTGTGAATATTCCAATGGCAGGAGGTTTTGCTGGCGGTTCTCTTGCTGCAACAACAGCTGCACGGCTACCTGGAACACCAAGGCAAAAAGCTGCACGAGCAATGGCTGGTGGCTTGGCAGGATCTCTTGCTGGTGTTGCATTAGGCAACGTAACAAACGAAGCAATTGCTGCTGCTAATCGTCCACAACTTCCAACAACAACTCAATACCAAAACTTAAGTACTGATAGAATTTAACTAAATAAAACATATTCGTTCATAATGACCCCAGAAGAATTAGCAAGATTGCAAGCGGGTCTTGATCCACGGGCTTATTATCCGGAACTTGATTTACTTCGTCGGGCGCGTGCCGGTGAAGTTCCTGCAGAAGCAGCTGCTCCCCGTGGCGCTACCACCGTCGCTCCTACTGCACGTATTTCTCCCCAAGAGCGTGCTCAAAAGCTTGCCGGGCAAACACTGCAAGGCGCTCAGCAGTTAATGGGTGATCTTGGCGCACTTCCCTTTGGTCGCATTGGTCTTGTAGGTGGACTGATCCCTGGCGTCACTACGGCCATGACAGAAGCTGCTGCTGGTCGCCCCGTAGGCGCTGGTGGCGCTCTGGGTGGCGCTGCGATTGGTGGCATTGGTGCAGCTGGTCTTGCTCGTTTGCTTCCAACAACAGGCCGATTTGGCCTTGTTGGTAAAGCTGCCCGTGCGGCGGCTCCTTTCTTTGGTGCTACAGCTGGTGCTCAACTTGGCGCAGAAGGTGCTGAATACGCCCGTCAGCAATTAACAGGTATGCCGACCAAAGGCAAAGAGCAAGAATTTGCTTCTCAAATTGCCGCTGCTCGCACTCTTTCTGATCTTGGCCTTAGTCAGTTCCGTACACAAACCGGAATTGAAACAAGTGCTGTTAAAGATTTAAGCAAGTTTTATTCTGATCAAGCTTATCTTGATCTCCAGCGTAATCTTCCTATTGTTAACCAAATGAAGAACGCTGACCTGGTTCGTCAACAAGCATTGCTTGCTTCTCAAGGTAATCAACTTGCACGTTTAAGTGTTCTTGGTACAGCTGGTCAACTTGCTGCCGGTGGTCAAGCACAAACCGGTGAAACGTTACGAACCATGATTAATGCCAACCCTTATGCCAATGTGGTGTTGAGGTAATTATGGCTTTTGATGCATTTCAGTTTGTAGGCCAACAACAAACAAAAACACCTTTAACGAGCTTTAAATACGGCAAGCTGCCCGCTTTTGGCATGCCTGCTGTTAATCCGCTTTCAGATCTTGTTAAAGAAGCCGAGTCTTTTTACGGTCCTCAAAAAGATTGGACGCCAGAAATAAAAAATAAACTTTACGAAACATATCAGCAACGTACATCTCCTTCCGCAAAGGTTGAAGCATCTCTTGTTGAACCTTTAGCGGGTATCCTTGAACAGTCTCGTTGGGCGCAGTCTAAAGAGGGCATGGAATGGCAGCTTCAAAAAGCCAATGAAACATCCCGTCAAAAAGCAAAGCAAGCTTTAATGTGGCAAACTTTGGCGAACCTGCCTGAAACCATGGCTATAGCCACCAGTCCATACGGTGGCCCCGTTGGGGCTGCGATGGCTTATCAAGGAGTTGCAGCAATTCCTGGCATCTATTCTTCTACACTTGCCAGTTACCCCCAATTGCAAATCCCAGGCTCTTCCGTTCAGCAATACCGTTATTTTTAGGTAATGTAGAATAAAGTCATGAATAATTGGGCCTACGAAACAAAAGGGTTACCAAGTTTTTTTAATTCTGGTTCTTCAGGCGGCGGCAAAAAACCAATGGCATTTGGATTTGATGATGCACTGTTAGGCGCTGGGATGCTTGGACAAGGCATCTTTGGCATGATCGGTGCTCAGCGCCAAGCTGAAACCCAGGCGTCTATTGCTAATGCTCAGATGGCTGCTCAGGCAGATGCCATCCGTAATGCCAGAGAAGCTCAAAAGGGTCAACTTGGTTTAGGTCTATTCAATAGCATCTTTGGTGCAACAACTGCTCCTGATATTGAATTTGGTCGTCAACTTGCTGCACAACGAGCTCAGTTTGGTGAGTTTATCCCCAAGCAAATGGGCTTAGGCCGTGAGCAAGCTCGTTGGGAAACAGCTTTTCGCACATCGCCTGAAATGTTGGAAGCAAACCGGCGTGAACGCATGGGTCGCATGCAAGAAACAATTGCGGGCTACATGGCACAGCCGACAGGGATGTTTGGTCCAATTAGGCGTATTAATATAGAAGCATTGGCGGGCTAAACTATGGGCGGCGGACGCAGTCAAACTGTTCAATATCAGGCACCACCCCCTGATAATACTTTTGCAAAGTTTTTAGAATATCAACAGCAAAAGGAAACAAAAGCAGAGGAGCGTGCTGCGCAAGAACGTGCAGAACAAAAAGCTGCAGAAGAAGCACGTAAAGCCGCAGGTGCCTCTGGTTATGCAGGCCTTCGTCAAGGTGTTGAATCACAACTGCGCCAAGGTTTAATTGGCTACGAGGCTGCGACTTCTCAGTTGCGTGATTATGCAACTAAATATGGCATGACTCCGCCCGAGGCGGACGTTACTGCATTAACCAATATTTATACACAAGAGCTTCTTCCTGGTCGCCGCCAAACAGGCGTTGGTGCAGCCTATGAAGAAATTCTTGGTCGGCAAGCGACTGAAGAAGAGAAGTCCAAGGCGATGGAGCGTTTTAGCCAAGGATATTACACGTCTACCCAAGATCTTCGTGACGCTTTATATAAAGGTTCTGAGTATCAAGAAAAATTTAATCAGAGCTATTTAGATAATTATTACGACACTAAATTTGGCAAACAAGCTGTTGATGCAGCGGGCAAAAAAACAGGGCAACGTACGTTTAATTTTTCGTCCAACCTTCTGCCTGCATTAAAGGGAGATGCCCTTGATCGTGCAGGAGTTTCCTTGCCATCTTTTGGGCCTGTTACGGGCACTCCTGCGGAACTAGAGGAGCAAACACAAAACATTAGAGATTCTCGTCAGTTTCTTTACAGCGCTGGCCTGACAAATCTTCAGGGCGAAATTGATAAAGAAGTCCAAAAATTAAAAACGGAAGGCTCTAAAGAGCTGGCTAAGATTCAATCTCAAGGCAGTATTTACAATACCCTGGTGGGCTCTTTTAATTTTTAAATTAAAATTGCTATAATTATTTCATGCTGTAACAGGTAAATGACTTCTTCTGTTCCCACTGGTCAAGGCACCGCTGACGACTATTTTGATATCAGTAAGTTTGAACAGCTTCTGAATCGTCTTGAGGCCTCCAAGGGCCGTCAACAACGCCAAAAATCCCTTGAAGGTCGTCGCGATGTTTTCGCCCAAGGCCTTGCAACAATGATGAGCAATTTCTGATTTTTAAATCATGACTTCTTCTGTTCCCACTGGTCAAGGCACCGCTGACGACTATTTTGATATCAGTAAGTTTGAACAGCTTTTGAGTCGCCTAGAAGCCTCGAAAGGTCGTCAGCAACGTCAATCGTCCCTCGAAGGTCGTCGTGACGTTTTTGCTCAAGGCCTCGCCAGCATGATGAGCAACTTCTAATTTTTTTGTTAAACTAATAAGCCATGACCAGTAGCGTCCCCTCCGGGCAAGTCGATGTCGATGATTGGTTCGATCTAGACAAATATCGCCAAGCTGCTGGCGTGGCTTACGAGTTTTCCAAGAAAAAAATGGAGACAGCCGGTGAACAAGAACGAGAAACCATTGGCAGGGGCGCCACGGAACAACGTGCTTCCCAAGAGCAGGAACAAGAATTCAGGCAGCGGGACGAGGCCAGGGACTACGGTCAGGCCCAACGAGCTTATCGATATTGAGTTATTTGATTCTTGGGTCGATAATTTAGACGCTTCGACCCAAGAATCATTCTGTGCGTTTGCTGCAGATAACTACTCAGTAGTTGAAATTTATTTATATTCTCGTTTCCTTGGTTATCGAGGAAGTATTACTGCGTGTGATCTTTGGGTTAAAGATCATTACGTTAAACCTGACCATCGCAAGAAACTGTTATATGAAATTGATGAGATGCAAGAAGATATCCGTAAATTGCGCGAAGACGTAGAGCAAGGAATCGTCAAACGCGATGCCGGTGTCGCTCGCATTGCATCAATGCAAAAAGAGCTCCGTGGAACAATCGCCCAAGTAGAAGAGTTTACAGCCATCAAAGATCGCAAGGGTTTGTTAATGGCTGGGGCTGATCGTGCTATTCGTGAGTTAATGTTCATCTTTAAAGATGATGCAATTGAAGGCCCCCTGGAAGAAGCTTCAATGAGTGTGTGGGCACGCATGCAGCTTGAGGAATAAATTGCTTTAAAATATTGTTATTGCTTAAATGTTGTTATGGGTGCAACAAAAGATATTCGTTTGGCCGGTGATGCCAAGCGTCGTCAACTAGAAGGTTTGGCTCAGCGTCGAGCTGCAGCAGGTGCAACGCCTTCTACAGCTGGCGGCCCTAGTGACAACCCTGCTGTTACTGGAGAGCGGGCTGCGATGTCTCCTAATGCCATCATGCGTCAGGAAATGTATGCTGCACGTCCCGGCGTTCGCTCTCCCCTTCAGACCCAGGGTGTTGAATTTAGCCAAGGTCTTATTTCTGACCCTTCTCAGCTCGCTAACATTTCGGCGGGCTCTCCTGGTTACGAACAGATCCAAGAGCGTATTCGCGGCTTGGCCAAACTCCGTAATACCGGGAGCCGGTTTTGATGTCTAAAAATAAAATGCCGCCGCAGCTTCTTGAACACTTCAAAAAGAAAGAAGCCAAGAAAGAAGATGGCTCAGAGATGAGCGATAAAGAAAAGCGTCGGGCGGCTTTGGATAAAGCGCGTAAATATCAAGAACAAAAGAAAAAACACAAAGAAGCAAAATAGATTACTATTCAGTAATACTCTGAATAGTTCTTGTGCCCTCCTACGTTCATTTAGCCCATAGGCGTAATGCCAAAGCTGCTGCTCGTAATCAGCAGTTAAAAAAGCCTAAGAACGAAGATCTGTTAAAGCGTGCGCAAGAAGATTTTGCATATTTTTGTGAGTACGTAGCGGATAAACCACCAGCTCAACACCATAAAGACTGGCATCGTCACTTTGTAACAAACGAAGACAGCTCTTGTCTAATTAAAATTGCTGGCCCCAACATCGACCTTTTGGCGCCAAGGGGCTCGGCCAAATCAACCGTCTTGGGACTTTTAACTGCCTGGGCAATTGGCATTCACACACATGCCAAGATGCCCCTGCAGATCCTTTATTTGTCGTACACAGTTGATATTGCGCGTTCTAAGTCGGCAACAATTAAACGCATTATTTCTAGCAAACGTTATCAAGAAGTTTTTCCAAAAGTTCGCCTTTTAAAAAATGCCACCAGTAATGAATACTGGTCCATTGACCATAAGTTTGCTGGTATTGATGTAACAGGTGACGAGCAATTTACTCTTTGCGCTGCGGGCCTTAAGGGTTCAGTGACATCCAAGCGTTCTCATCTTGTGATGATTGATGACGCTATTAAATCTGCAGCTGATATTTCCAATCCAGATATCCGTAAAACAATGCAGGATAACTGGAATGCTGTGATTGCACCCACCATGTTCGAAGGCGGACGTGCAATTTGTCTTGGTACTCGTTTCCGCCATGATGATATTCATGCGACTACTTTTAATGAACAAAATAACTGGACTCAGATTGTTTTGTCAGCAATCCTTAACAATTTAAAGACTGGTGAGGAGGAGTCCTACTGGCCAGAGATGTGGTCACTTGAGTACCTAAAAGAAAAGAAAAGGCAAGCTCCTATTGCTTTTTCTTTTCAGTACATGAATCAAATTGTCAGGCAAAATGAGCTATCGCTTGCTCCAGAATTAATCGTAAAAGCCGAGATTTCAACGGAGTTCGATACGCTTGGCATTGGTGTTGATCTTTCTGCTGGCACAAAAGAAAAGAACGATTACACCGTCATGATTCTTGGTGGGCGCATTGGCGATCGCATTCACATCATTGACTACCGCCGTATACGTGTCATGGGGAACTTAGAAAAACTTGACGCTATGAAAGAACTTCTCAATGATTGGTCCATCATAGGTAGAGATGAAAACGGCAATTATTTTCCAACGTACTCAACATGTGATATTTGGTCAGAAGCTGTGCAGTACCAGGCTTCCTTAGAAGCTGACTTTAAACGTGTTTGTTTAAACAACGAGGGGCTTTACAACTTAATCTGGCATCCTGTCAAAGGTTTCCGCGCTGATAAACTGGCCCGTTTCCGTGGAATCATGGGCATGTTTGAAGATCGCAAAATTATCTTTAATCGTTTTCGTAATTTCACAGCTTTGTTTGAAGAGCTAACTAACTTTGGTGTTAGCAGTCACGACGATTGCGTCGACGCTCTCGTCTGGCTTGTTACTGGATTAGCACGAAAAGGACAATTGCAGCTTGATTACTAATCCTAGAATAAGAAAAAAAGTTTTTGTTGTGGGCCCAGAGTACATTGCAATTGCGGTTACGGCAGCTGCATCGGCTCTTACTGGAGGTGCGTGGGTTGCTAATCGCATCCTCGATCGCCAAAGTGAGCGCGTTCAAAATGCAATTGATTACACATCATCTCAAAAACGTCGCTTAGATGTTTTGGAAGATCAAGTTAATCGCATGCCTCTTGACTATGTTTTAAAAGTTGATTTCTTGAGGGAAATTCAAGAAATGCACGAAAACTTTAGGCAAATTAACAATAAACTTGATAAGCTTATGGAAAAGCTATTGGCAAAATGAGCTACATCCTTGAAGTTCAAGAAGACGAAAACGGTGATCAATACATTGTTTTGCCCGATGAGGTAATCGAAGATTTGGGTTGGCAGGAAGGCGATGTTCTCAATTGGGATGTGCGTGGCAACGGTATTGTTATTTCCAAGGTGAACGAGTCTACGGACTATGAGGTATTAGAGGATTAAAATAGAAAAATCAAGGAAATGAGGGTATGCATTATTACGGCGGCGAACGAAATGTTCATGGAGCAGCAGGTAATTTAGGGGCAACGCAGCCCCATGGTTCGCCTTATCAGCAACAGCCAAGAGAATATTTGGATCGCAACATGCCTGCGTATCCTCCTGGCTTTGGTCCTCAACGACAAATGCCAATGCAACCGCAACAACCAGGTGTGCCCGTGCAGCTCGAATTACCTTTGGCTTTGCGTGGTTTACAAGGTCCTGTTCCCATGGGCAATGCGGGATTCTTTGCTTCTAATCAATACGGACAGCAATTACCTCCTGGCTATGTAAAAACAGTTTCCTGATGAAACGTAAAAAGCTAGTCAAGAAAGCACTTAAACATCCGGAACTTTATACCCCGGCAGAACTTGCTTACTTTAAACGCTGGCTTTGGAAAAAGAAACAAGACAAGAAAACTGCTAAGATTTATTTACAGCAAGAGGCAAATAGTTAATGGCTGTCGACGCTAAGGCACGTCTTAAAGAAATCATTGATTCCTACCTTGATAAAGACGGTGGGTCAATGATTGACACCGGCGTGGTGGCGTCCCATCTTGCCCAGATGAAATTGTTTGGCATCCGCCAGGGTGTTGAATTTTTTCCGGCACAAGATAACTTCGGCAACCAGCGCAAAGACTTTATTGATCGCGTAATTAAATACAATCAGCTGGACACACGCCTGGATTCAATCTGGGACTATTTCATGTGTGATGGCCAGGGGCTTTTTTATATTCGTCCCACAAAAAATAATTATCGTCTTTATTTTTTCCGCCGTCACGAATATCGCACTTACTACAACATTGACGGCGAAATTGATGAAGTTGTAATCATCTACAGTTATAAGGTACGACGTGGTTTTGGCTTTGATCAGGACATTCAAGCAGGCAGCCTAACGGGTCCTGCAACCATGGGACAAGGTGCTAAGCGTTATATTCGTCTTTCTATCAAACGCGATGTCATTGAGGAAACTCACTCAGAGGGTGAGATTTCTTTTGAGCAACCTCAATACACAGTCCCTGGCCGAACAAAAACTTTTAAAAATACCTTACGTTTTATTCCTTGCGTAGAAATTTTTAATAACCCCAAAGGCTTTGCAACAGAAGGTGTTGGTGAGTTTGATGCGCTAGCCAATCACATTTGCACGCATGATGAAATCGTGCGCACCATGCGTAAGAACGTGCAGTTCTTTGGTAATCCAACCCTCCTTTCATCTCGTCCAAAAACCGACTTAATGGAGGCTGGTGGAGAATCTGTTGTACAGCGTCCATCTATTGCGGCTAACTCAGGCTTTACAGGGATGGGCGCACTGAGTCAGTCTCGGTTTAAATCTGATCCCATTTCCCGTGGAGTTGATGGTCAGATTCGTGTTCCACGCGTTATTGCAAACCTGGAGCCAAACGACCGAGTTGGTTACATTGTTCCTGATGCAATCACCGGGGACCAAAATTCTTTCGCTCGTCAATATAGAG